ACAATTTGGAGACCTAGCATGAGTACGATAACGGTCACAAACATCAAAGCCACAGGTGAAACAGCTAGTCGTTCTGCTACAAGCGTTGCTGCTGCTTGGTTGGACGCTAACAATGATGCCACTTTAAACGATAGTTTTAATATTTCTTCTGGAACAGATAACGGCACTGGTAATTATACGCACACATTAACTAATGCAATGTCTGGAATATATTATTCACAACAATGTACAGTAAGAGCAGCCGAGCTATCAGGCACAAGAGATTTAGCAAAAGTTGCAACCGCTATAAGTGTTACCGTTTTTACACGAGCAGCCAGTTT